AGCCGTCCGGTATGCCACGGCTCTTCCGTAGCGTGGTGGATTACCACAGTAGATGACCAGTTATATATATACATTGCCAGTATTGTCCGTCAAATATAAACAAATTCCATTGTCCGTTTTGAGCCGAGTTCGCGGATGAGTTTACGTCCGACCCCTGCTGAAATCTATGCCCGTTGCCGTCAAAATGCACCTTCTGGTTCGTCCCCTGTATAACGATAAGCTGCACACCCAATGCCGGGTTCGATGGAAACTTCACCGTCTGCTCATAACTGTAATTGGTCGTGATTATCACATTCCCCGGAAATTTATTCCCGCTTGTCTCTTTTGACACAAAAAGATCGTCAAAATCCACGTTCACTGCTCCTGTCCTGACACATGCGTAGGCGAATCGGTTGATCGTTGTGGCTTCACCGACACGAGCCAAGAAACTGTTATTGCCGAACGTACTAATCGCCAAGTTTCTGTTGCTGGCGTTGTTTCTAATATAGAGTGCCGCTTCGTCGCTGTCTTCGCTGACTATTGATATGACCCTACCACTGGAATTATATATATCTAGCAGGCTCCCCCCATTGGTCGTATTGTCGCTGTCCAGTCTGAAAGAACTCTTTGGGCCACGCATTTCAATACAGGCTTTGCTGCCGTATGCCGTAGTGAGTCCGCCGTCCTTAATAGTCCATTCGCCAATACTTCCGCCTGTTGCGACAATGTTGTTCGTTTCAATGCTGCCGCCTTGGATAGTTGTCGTATACGCGCCGTACGACGACTGGATGGTAGAGCCATTGATGACAGAACCAGTAATTGTGCCCTTGAACGACGCATTGCCAGCACCAACGATATTGCCGTCCTGGTCAATGTAGAACGTCGTAATGCCGCTGTTGTTATTCACCACGAATTTGTCCGCCGTAGCCGTGATTTTCTTGTCCTTGATGTCGACACCCGTAGCAAGAAGTAGCCGCCTTTGTGCCGCGTCAGCACCAGCGTATTGCGCAACGACATGGCCATTGCTGACCATCGCATTCACTACAGCCTTGCCGCCGGAACCACTTGCCAAGCTCCACCAACCACGACCACTGCCAAGGTTGGCCTCTCCCACGAAAGCAAAGGCATTACGCTGGCCCGAATAAGGAGCAATAGCTGTTGGATCCAAGCCCCACCACGATAATTCGTCGACGAGTTTCTGAGTCATCGACGTAGCATCATAGGAGAGGACGACAAGTATCATAGAGCTGCTCCTTGTATTATATAGATCGGTAGCCATCGTGTCGCAAAGAGACGCATTGTCGTAGGTATCATAAGTATGTACGTTGTTATAGACGGTTCCGTCGGGTCTAACGAGGAACCACGTAGTACCTCGTCCGTTGGTCGTAGCCAGCCACACTCTACTGCCGCCGCCCGGTGTGAAGGTCGCATAACTCGCGTCCTCGGTATCATTTTTTTGGTGGGATTCTGCATACAGTACGCTGCTCATTGCCTGCACCTTCAGCGAGAACTTGCCGAGGTTCTGATTGATGTCAATAGCCACTCCTGCCTCCATCGTCACGGGCACATTGTCGTAGAGCACGGTGCCGTCGCTGAGTGTCACCGTCACGGGGATGCTGTCTGCTGGGCGTTTGTCACTGGTGTAGTTCAGGGCACCGTCCTCTTTCAGTGTGCCCTCGGTGTTGTTTACCGGCGTTGTGATCTCCTTACCTTCGATGGTGGCTGCGATGGTAGCAATCGTAGCGTCCTCTGCTCTGTCTCCAACGAGCTTTGCGGCCTTATAGTGCAAGTTATAGGAGAGACGGAATTGCGCACTGGTGGAGGTGCCGGAAGCCTTGACAGTGGCCGAGCAGTCCGACATCGGAATGAGGCGGTAGGTGATGGTGCTCCTAATCACAGCCACAGAACTGCTAAAGAGCACTTTCTCGCCATCCTTGCCCACGGCCGTTATCGTCTTGCAGTCCTTGCTCAGATAGAGGTTGCCTCCATCGGCCACAATGTTGTTTGTGTTGGTTATCTCTATAGGAGAACCGAGCACGTTGCCTTCCTTGTCATAGCAGGTCAGTGTAGCCTTTGGAATATTTACAGTCGTGCCCTGATTATAGAAGTCGGCCTCGAAGGTGGCTTCTGTCAGTGTTCGCACGTCGTCGAAGTTGAGCACGTCGACACGGGCGCCGTTGAGCAGGAAGGTCACAGAATAGTTGTCACCCTTATCGCCCTGCGCCTTCTGCGATGTCCTTACCCCGTCGATATACCAATAGCCATCTGGACCAATAGTAACAGTGGGAGTATGCCCAGCGTTGCCCTGCGCTTTCTGTCCACTGTCATTGCCGTCTATCAGCCAGTTGCCGTTTGTGCCGATGGTAATGATAGGAGTGCGGCCGTCAATGCCGATACGACCGACAGAATAGCTCGTGGTGCTGTTGTTATCAGAATACGTTACCGTGGTACGTGTCCACAGATACTTGCCTTGCGCCAGCTGAGGGACGGCGGTCTGCCAGCCTGATGATGGTGGCGTTGTACCGCTATCACTCCCAGCATACTCCACCTTTGTAGATGTCACCTTTACGCTTGTTCCGTCGTTGCCATCCATTGGCGTGTAACTCGTACTGACGGTGTTCGTCGTGGTGCCGTCCGAGTAGGCGACGATGGTCATCACATAGCAGTACTTCCCTTTGGGTGGCTTCTGTGTCGGGTAGGTCGTCTGAGCCGTCACACTGTCCCAGTTGAGAGGAGTCCCGGCATCCACATCGTTGATGACCTTATACGTCACACTCTTCACGCCCACGCTCTCGCCGTTGCGCACCACGCCGATGCTCTTGCTGACCAGCATCTTGCCGCCAGCGTCATAGGCGATGGTGGTGATATAAGCACAGAGTTTGGAGAGATAGAGGTTGCCACCATCCACAACGATGTTATCTGCTTTTGTCGCTTCGATAGGAGAGCCGAGAATATTGCCGTCTGCATCGTAGCAGGTGATAACCGCCTTGTTGACGTTGGTCGATACCGCATTGTTGTAAAAGTCAGCCTCTAAAGTAACTTCGCTGCCTTCCATACCCTTCACGGTGTCGAAGTTGATGACATCGACGGGTACGTTGTTGAGAAGGAAGGCGATGGAGTAGCCGTCACCCTTATCACCTTGAATACCTTTAGCCGCTGCGAGGCTCCAGTAAGGCGATGTTGCGGATGGTCTCTCGCCCTTGATAGTCTTCCCAATAGGGATTCCCGACCCTATCCACGTCTGACCATCTAAAGTTGTAAGGTCGTTGTGACCGTAGTCATTCTTGTCACTATATGGGCCACGCACAACCGCCACCGTCTGCGTCTCCTTGGGTGCGGCATAAGGACGGAGGACGAAGTGGTCGGTCGTGACGATGGTCTTGTCGATACTGAACTGGTTGACAATATTCTCTTCTGGCAGGTCGTAGTGGTCGATACCCTTGTACAACTTCCATCCGAGCGAGTCCACGGAGAGAATGGCCACATTCTTTCGCGTATCGTCCAAGCAATGCCCCATTCCGATGATGTTATCCCCGGCAAATGGCAGGGAGTTTAGCGTCTCAGACACACCACCCAGTGTGACGTGACTGGTCGTACCAGCTGCATCCGTCAGCACGATGTCCTTGCTCGTGGAGTTGCTCAGGTCGATATAGTGATATTGCTTACCCTCTTTGACCACGGGAGCAGCACTCACGCCCACTACCAACCGCCAATAGTCACGATTCTGATAGTCCGTGTAGTTGCCGGGGGCAGCGATGTTGTTGGTCTTGGCACGTGCCAACTGACCCACCGTCCATTCGTTTTTAATCTGTCTGTCGCCGTCGGATGCGAGGAAATAGCAGCGGAATTTATCTGCTGTCTTGTCGCTTGGAATCGTCAGCGTGGGGTTGTTGCTGTCAGCGGTTGCAATGGAGTTGCCGTCAGCATCGAGTGCCTCCACTCTGTCCACTCGGTTGCCACAGCTGCTCATCACAACCGTACCGCCTATGAAGCTCATCTCGTGCACCTCCAACTCGGCCACGATCATCTTCATTCGAGCGATTAGATTGTCAATCTCCAAGGTATAATTCCCGTCCGTACCCTTGGTGACACCATACCCTTGACCATCGAAGCCCATAGCAGTACCCGGACGGAAGTTGGAGCTCTTTAGGTACTCTGCTACAACACCCGCCAACTTAGCGACACCCTCCTTGCTAATGGAGTAGGTGCCATTTGGACCTAATGTCAAGTCGCCCTTTACCGCTGCCTCGCCCATCGTGAGCTTATGCGTCGTTTCGTCGTCCTGATCTTTGCGAAGATACCGGGTGTCGCCTACAGCAGTAGTTATATTCTCAACAGTAGACGGGTTTACGCCTCCACCTATATTTCCGTTACGAATATCATTAGAGATGCTGTCAACCTTGTTTTGTATCCTCTGTATAGTACCGACCTGTACCTCGTTTCTCAGAGTGACATCGTATGTAGGTATGCCGTTGTTTCCGTTCTCCTTAATGACGAGCTGATCTATATATACCTTCCCGTCAAGAAGCAAGTCTTCATCCTTAAACCAAAGCAAATCGCCTTCTTTTAAGGTGTCATGGAGACTCTTTATTTTTCCTCCGCTTGCCTTAGCCTCCTCATCCTGCCGAGCCATGTAGATCTCGTCAATCTTCGGGGAGTATGTATATCTTGAGTAGTCGTTTTTGCAGAGCCAGTGGATAGCCTTTCTGAGCAGCTTCACACTCGCGGCCCACACGTAGTTGGTATCCTCCAATGCGATGCCTGTGAGGACATAATGATCGCCTGAGCATATCTGATAACTCTCGGTAGCGTTAGGCGTTCCACCGATACTTGCGTTATAACTATAGGGGTAGTACAAGTCAAGGCTGCTATCCTGACTTCTCTTGCAGTTCAGCGTCCAAGTGCCGTCGTTGTTCTTAGACACACTTGGTACGTCAAAGTCACGACCACCGCAATGACCGTCCTTCATTGAGAGCTTGCAACCGTCTCTACCTGCGGCTGCAATGGCATCTTGCAGATTGAATCCAAGGTTCTTTATAGTCACTTTGAACCCCGGTATAGTCGTCCCCGTCTTGCTTGAAAATACGCCATTATCCTTGATGATGTCAGCAGAAACTATCGTGTTGATATAATCCTCGCTCGAAGAAACGCCAGCCTCTGCCTCCGTGATTTCCTCAACGGATGGATAAACCTTTTTCAGCCCGTTGTCATCGTTCTCTTCCGTACAGAAAATGTCATCGTCCTTGTATCCGAGAGTATCTGCGTTCTGACTTACAATGTACGGGTCGTACTGGTCGGATGAAAACCTCACTACATGCTTCCCTTGCTCGGAATGGAACAAGACCCATTCTGATGAATCCTTGCTCTTTCTGATATAATAAGATGTAGTGTCCGTATTTGTGTCGTATTCTGACTTGCATATATCGGAAAGTGCGTATTTTGGGAAACCGGGGAGCATGAGGTTCATAACGGCCATGTTGTTCGGCAGCGCATTCATGCTGTAGTCTATCGACCCTGCCGGAGCAAGGTCTTTGTTGACACCGCCAGTGATATACACCTTACTCCCGGCCTTCACGCTGTTGTAAAAGGCATCGAATGTGCTCTTGTCCGTGTTGTCGTCAGGATCCTCAGAAGCTTCAAGGTATTCTGAGTATATCTTTACCTTTCCCTTATCATCACCACCCTCTACTCTTGCGTTAATCTCAGTCCCGTCAAGCGTGAGCCTGATAGCGTAAATGTTGTCACCATACTTGGACAGCTTTTGGGTATACATGCTCGGCTTGAACGGCATGTCAAGCGTGAGGTGCATGTAATCCTTCTCCTTGTCAACGTCCGTGACGGAAGCCGACACCTTCATGTCGAGCTCGGCATAGTACCTCGTAGGAAGGTTATCCGAGCTTCCGTAAGCGTGCAGTCTCGTGACCACCTTCTGGTCTGTATCTGCCTGCTTCTGCACCTCATAGAGGCCTTTGTCCTTTCCGTATTGGAAGATATGGCTTGACAGCACGCCTGCTGATCCGACAATCACCTCCCTGCCTCGGACGATGAAGTTAAGACCGAACTGACTCTTGAACATGGCCATGCCCTGCCACACTGTTTGGTTGCTGACAGAGATGCTTTTGTCAAGTCTCTCGTCGTCCCTTGCTACAAGCGTGCCTCCGTCGCCGTATATCTGTTTCCACCTTGTGAGCACGTTCTGTATAAACGTGCTGTCAGTGGATATGTCTTTCGCCCTCTGTATGGTTCTGTCATACGGGTTGGTATCCCCACCACTGCCGGGGGTATAGAAAATCCAATAGTTCTCTTTTGCAAAGCCGTTGTCCTTGCACCACTTGTCGGTACATGCCTGCAAGCGGTCGGCGAGGTCATTCATGTCCTTTGCGTAGAAACTAAAATTAGGCAGTGAGGAATAGTGTATCTTGTTGTCCGACAATACCCAGTCATGGAACTTAGCATCCGTGAGCTCGTTGGACAGGGCATTGAACTTCACGCTGTCATAGGTGAAGCCATCTCCGTAGGTTCCCCTTGAAGACTTCTTGATAACCGTCGGGTCATAGTTTATAGTGAACTTCTCCCCACGGTACATGATGTAGTCGCCTATCTGAAAGTCGATAGGGTATGCGGACTTGAATGATACTGTGATGAAACAGTCGCCCATCCACTTACCGCTGTACTCAAGCGTGTCCTGTTCGACGGCTTTTCCCTTCCCGTCGAACTTCTCAATGCTCTCATGGAGAACATTGCCGTCCTTGTCATATATAGTCCACCTACTCATCAATCAATCTTCAAATCTGTAACATTCCCATTATCATCAGTAACCAACGATACATTGCTACGAGGTTTATCTACGTGCAAGGTAATCTGAAAAACAAGTATCTTCGTATCATCAGAATCCATATTGAACCATGTCTTCTGCGACACCTTTGAAAACCTAACATTGTAACGACCGGCTTGGCAGTGCGTGTCGTATATAGCAAAGACGCATCCTTTTCCGTCGCCACCAGTGATGTACTTGATAAAAGCATCAACTTTGTCTCTCAAATCTGAAACGTTATCGCTTTTAGCCTCACATGTGATTTCAATGTCATAGTCTTTTGTGGGCGGATTGCCATTGTTATAAAACACGTCTATGCCGTCCTCATCATGCCAGTCTCGCTTGGCAACATCTTTCATATCAGACAATAGGATAAACGGGACTTCCTGAATGTACACAGAGAAGTCCTCTACGGTTTCCTTTACATCGCCTTTTTTATAAGACGTCCCGGAATAAATCATCTTCTGAAAGTATACTTTATCCATACGTCTGATTTTTATCCGCAAATATAATTAAAAAAACAAGCAATAAACAATCTTTCAAGAAAAAAC